CGCTCTTCCGATCTATACACTTATACATTGCTTCTTCAGCAAACTTATGCACAACTTTTTCTTCAGCCGTTGCAACACCGTCGCTGATGTATTTTAATGTAACAATTTTTCCAGATAAATGACCTGAAAAGAATATTTTACCTTTTAACTCATCTATAAAAAATGAGCCATTAGCATTCATAAGCTCGGGGTCTAAACCGTACCTGCCGCCTTTTAAATCTTCAAATCCGTCTTCGTCTTTTCTATAATAGCTATTGCTTAAATCTACAGTGGTATTTAATGCTCTAAATCTTTTATTTGTTTCAGACTCATTAGCAGTTAATAACTTGCCATTATTATCAAATAAGTAATTATAGCTATCATCTTGTAAAAGCGCGGTAGGGTTGCTTGAAACGCGAATTGGCATTATTCTGTGCTCTATCCCGGCTGCGTCTACCCATGCTAACTTCACATAATTAACATAATCATGAGGTAATTTCATTTGAAGATTGTCTGGCACTTCTATTTCTTGCGACTTTTCACTTTTTAAAGTATCATAGCTAAGCTCTTGTATTGCTCTTTGTGCAAAGAAAAGTACATTGCTACGCTTTACTTTTGGTATAATTTTTTCTTCACCAACATATGAAATCATAAAGTTATTTACAATATCGGCTAAAGTAATATGCTGGTAGCCACCTAATTCTTCAATTGCATTAACCTGAACAACTGTAATAACTAGCCCGTTTTTTGGCGCACCATCAGATTCTAATACATCTGTATTGTTTGTGTTTCCTGAAAATGTAATTGTAGGTGAAGAATAACTATAATTACCTTGGCTAATTTCTTTACCATCAACAAATATTTGCAAATCACCCAATGCTGTTGGTAGTGGGTCAAACATTGCTAAGGTTAGTGTAAACGCAAGCGTAGAGCCATCACCCGTGAAGTTTGTACTGTTATTATAATAACGTTCTTGTGATATTGTGAATAGTGACATTTATTATGCTTTTTCTTGTTGAACGCTTTTAACTTCTTCCGCAGATCCAATCTGATATAATCCTGGATCTTTTAATACAATACCAGCCATTGCTAATATTTTTATTACCAATTCGGTTTCTTCAGACGCATGCAGCTCAAAGTTTGTTGAATTGCCTGAGTCATATAATCCTGTAGTATTATCATATGCCCAATTAGCATTTGCAGGGGTTTTTATATAATTACAAGTTACATCTGATGTTTCATTTGCTGTAATACTATCCGCATATACTTTAATTGCATCTGTTTCACTATCTCTTAAATATACGGGAAAATTATTTGAAGGTTGTGATAGCGGCGATTTTTTAATATATAACCAGTCTTTTTGCGTTATATGTTCAGCGTCAATACCATTATATAATATGCTGCCTAATCTATACACATCAGACGGCAATGTAATACCACCTGTAACAGTAGCGCCAACTTTTTCAAATAAACTTATTTTTTCTTCTAGTATATCCAGCATGTCTGAATATTCTGTGCTATTGCCTGGTAGTCTAGCGAATTGGTTTAGATCATAGAAGTATTGCTCAAATATATCTAATTGAGCTTGATTCGCCATGTAGTTGAATTCCTGAGGTGTAATGTAGCCCCGTTGTTCTTTGTTTGTAATTGCTAATACCCTTTGGTATACAGTGTTTACATTTACACTCATATTTTAATATTTTAGGTTAGGCCCACGGATATTGTAGGCCTATACCTAAATATCACTTATTTTAATCGTTTTTCAACTGTTTGGTATACTTCAATACCTTCGTCGGTTTTAAAGTATGCAGCTAAAGCTGAATATGGGTTTTCATCAAATGGCACAGTAATTAGCTTTCTGTCATTGCTAGCCCACATGAATGTACGCTGATCATTTGATAATTTAATGATTCCTTGCTCTACGGCTTTAATACCAATATTTCTTATATTAATATTTTCATCATTTGCAAGCTCTATAAGTAGTCTAGGATTTCTTTTAGCAAATACCATTAAGTCTCTTTTAAGCTCTTTAGATGTCATTGTTGTTACATCTCTTCCTATTTCAGTACGCATAATAGCCTCGGCCTGATCTATATCCATTTCCATTGCTATTTGCAATGCTTCAAACTCTCGCTCTATAGAAGTTAATTCATCTTCTGCAACAATTTCAGCGTCAAATTCTGCATATATTTTATTTTTTGCAGGATGATAAAGCGATAATATTTGTTGTAATACTATTTTTTCTTTTGGAACATTTAAAACACCATCTTTAAATACAATATGCTCTAAACGTGCGCTGCCTTTAAATTCATCAACAAAAGGTGTTTTTTGATTTGTAGTATATTTAATTTCTCTTTCAAAACCTTTTTCTTCATCATACCACATTATATTCCTTGACTTTAATCTAAATGTCAAAGGCTCCATGCCGTTTAATAAATAATAGGTTCTATCTTTTCTTTCCCAGCTTGGTTTAACTGGTTCTTTAATTGTTGTTTTTTTTGCAACAACTGGTTGAGGCGCAACCTCAATAGTTTCTTCTGCTATAGCTTTTTTTGCCATGATATAATAAAATAAAAAAATTAATAAAAATAATACCCAGGGCTGATATTAAACAACCCTGGATATTAGTTAATAATTATGCTTTGAATAATACAAAGTTGTTAGCTGCTTGTGTAACCAAACATCTTTCAGATAAGTAATGTACTTCCATCGCATCAAGATCGCTAGTAGCAGCACCACCAACAGATCCAGTAATCCAAGACTTCATACGACGATCATCTGCTTCAGAAGCTTTGTAACGTACGTGTAAGAATGGACGACGAATGTTTTTACCTAAAATTTGATCGTACACAGAAGACGTACCAGCAGGAACTAATACTCCTTCAATATCAGAAAATAAACCTCTTGTAGATTTGTTGTTAAGGTATTTCCAGTCGCTCTTATAAAAATCATAAGAACCTCTACGGAAACCTCTAAATCCTAGATTTAAAGCCATATCTTCGCTGTTTTCAAATACACCGAATGCAGTACCACCGGCAGAACCAGCAGAAATTTCAGCTAGGCCATCATCCATAACTAGATTAGCGTTTCTATTTAAAAAAAGCATGTTTTCCTCAATAGCTCCTTGCTTATCAAGTTCTTTTAAGATAAGATCGAAATCTGAAATTACATCGTCTTTAGTGTCAAACGCATCAGCCGCAACGTGACCTCTTGCAGTAATAGCCGCGAAAAGTCCTTCAGTACCTGCGGTATCATCAGTTGCAGCAGTTCCTAAAATAGAATCTACACCACCTGATGCTTTAGCAAATTCTGCTTCAACCATTGCGGTTTCAAGATAGTCTTCAAAACGAACGCGAGTATCGCCTTCAGCTTTTAAGTACCATAAGTAACCTGATTGACCACCTTCACCAGATACTTCCACCCAACCAATTTGAGAAGCATCAGATCCTGAAACTTCAAATTTATCTTTTAAGATAATTGGTTTGTTAGTAAAAGATTGGAATTCAGGAGTAACAGAACCAGACATTCCTTGTTGACCCTTTTTAAATTCAGAACCATAAACAAAGAAAGTACAAGTATTAGCCGCGTTATCATCAGTAGTTAGAAAGTTTGCTACAGCGCCTACAGTTGCTCCTCCAGAATAAGGAATTACAGTAAGAGTTGTATTGTCAGAAGCTACTGCGCTAACATAAGCTTTAATAATGGTTGGAGTAGTATCATTGTCAGAAAGCACAATAGTTTGACCAACGCGCACTGCGTGAGTTCCGCCCCCTGCAATTGTAATTACACCAGCATTGTCAATCGCTGCTCCTTCATAAGCTAAGTGCAAACGCCCTTGCTCGGACCAAATAACTTGATCAGAAGCCATAGGCATTTCTGCACCTACCATACGTAAGAAAGATGCGATTGAACGGTTACCGTAACGCTCTACTTCTTGTTCGTAAAGCTCAGGTAGATATTGTTGAGACCAGTTTGCACCGCTAGCCCCGTGAAAGTTAAGGTAGTTTCCAGTTGTTACTGTTTTACTTGCATAAGGAGTAAACTCAGTTGGAAGGCCACCAGTAAAATTTACATTTGCCATTTTTTATTTTTTTAGTATTTTTTTAGTTTTATTTTTAATTTTGAAGTATCATCGCCAATTACTCTTGCTACTGGTTTTCCGCTTGCATTAGCTTTATTATGCACCCCTCTCGGGTCCATACTAATGTTTTTAGAAGTTTTTGCACTTTCTTTTACAGCATCTGCGCGACCCTGCTCATAAAAGTGATTAGCAATTGCATCTGGATTCATAGCCGTAAATAAAGATTTATGATAACCCTTAGCATCACTCATAACATTATCATTATTAAGAAACTTCTTAATAAAGTTATTTATGTCGCTTTGAACTGTTTTTACTTCATTTGCGTTTTTAACATTAAAACGATATTTTTTATCTCCAACCTTATATTCAAAACCTTTGAATTGATCGTTAAAAACTTGCTCAGTTTTTTGTAAAAATATGTTTTTTTGTTGTTCAGCTACCTTAGATGACTCTTCGGTTTCTTTATTATAGCGATTAAAAAACTCAACAGCTTGTTGTTGGTCAGCTGTAAGTTTAGATCCTGCTTTAATTTCTTTATAATATTGATCTTTTAATCCTTCTAAAGATTTACGTGCCGTAGCAACTTCTTCTTTAAAACGTAGTTTTTTGCGTTTAATGTCGCGTTCGTCATCTACGTCTTCATCAAAAGAAAAACTATCTTCAATTAAAAAATCAATTTCATCCGCAGATAAATGCGGCTTGTTTTGTTTATAATAATCACGTAACAATGCCATATCATCAACCGATGAATAATCTCTGTTTAATGCTACGTAATCTTCAAGCGTACCTCCAGTTTCATTAATGAAGTCTACAACTTTTTGAATATTTTCCGGAAGCTCAATACCAGAATCTTTTTGCTCTTGAATAGCCTCTTCAACTTCGCCGGCTAATTCTTGCGCTTCTTCTTGTATATTTTCTTCCGTAGTTTCTTCTTCAGTAATTTCTTCTAAAATTACTTCTTTTTCTTCGGTAGGTTCTTCGGTATCCCGTACTTCTTCTGCCACTTCTTGGCTAGCTTCGGGTTCGTCGCGAACAGGAACCTCATCTGTGCTTTGCTCTTGAACGGCATTTTCTTCTTTTTGGGTTAAATCAACTTTATAAACGCCATCTTCAAAAACAGCGCCTGCTTTTTCGGCCGCAGCCTGTTCTTTTTCTTGAATTGACAACTCTTCGCTGTCAATTATCTTAGCTTCTACATTTTCAGCCATAATAAAATATTATAAGATTATACACTATACATTACCTAGGTTCAAAAGAACCTAAGTCAAAATCACCACTAAGTATGTCGTTTCCAGCAGATTCGAAAGACTTAGGCGGTAAATTATTTTTTCTTTGATTAATAAGTTCGCTTTGTTGCGTAGCCTGTAATTTGGTACGATCATCTTTGCGATCTTCTTTTTCTTTAATTGTTTGTTTTTGCGCATCAACTTCTATGCCTTTTAATTGCATGTTCATTTGGAACTCTAACTGCATTAAATCTTTCTTAAGTTGTGCTTCTTGCATTAATCGCTGCATATCAAGCTGCGATTCTATTTGTTTTAACTCAGCCTTTTGCGCCGTTAATGCTTGTTGTTTTTGCACTTCAGCCTGCGCAGCTACTTGTTGTGATTGCGCATTCGCTTGTGCCTGAGCTTGAATATTCTGTTGCTGTATTTGCTGATCGCGCTCTAACTTCTTACGTCTACGTATTTTAAGCATTTGATTTGCAAGCTGAATATTTTTAATTTCACGAAGATCAATTGCGTCTTCTAAATCAATAAGCCCGGCTGACAGTGCAGTTTGAATATTGTTTTCAAGCATTTGTTTTTCTTCTTCGTCTGGCATTAAATCAATAAATATACCAAAATCGTGAATATGCAATTCTTTTAATTCTTCTAACGTTGCTACATTATGTACACCTATAGATTGAATAAATGCTTCACGCGCTGGCGAATATTCAATAACATCTGAAATACGCAGTGATATTTTTTCAGCAGTTTCTGCGGCTAAAAATAATCCTGCATTTAATATATGTCTTGTTGCGGTATTTGAATTTGCCGCCGCAATTTTTTGTATACCAACTAATGCTCTGCTGTCTGGTGTACTGCCATCACGCGCTTCATTTAGTCCAGTGGCATCACGCATCATCTGTAAGTAATAATTATATGTACTTATTAATGATGAAATTTTATTGCCACCCGAGCTTGCTGATATTTGTTGAACCGGTACTTTGCCTGGGTTCATATCGCCATCAGAAGTAAACGATCTACCAATTACAGACCCTGTTTGAAGGAACATATTTAATGCTTCTTGCGGGTTATAATTTGTGCCATTACCTAAGTCTATTTCTGAAAGTCCATCCGCATCAATGTAAACTCCATCGGGCACTATTCTAGATAATACTTGCTGTAGTTTTAAATGCGTCAACTGGATCATATCAGCGAAGCCGGTAATGCGGCTAACCAATGATTCAATACGTCCTTGATACATACGCGGCGCTACCACCGAATAATTCATTCTAACCTTATTAGCATCGCTTTTTGGGCGCATCATGTTTTTACATAGCTGCCACTGCAAAAGCATATTTGCTCCGGGTACATAAACACCTTCGTATAACACTTCTATGTTTGTAGCAACTCTTTCAAATCTTGTTCTTGAGTCTTTAGGCGGATTAAATGAATCGTCTTTTTTAATAGCTTTACTAGCTCCTGTAGCTGTTTCTTTTATCTTATAAACTTCATTGTGAAAAGTTTTATAATTAAAATATAATATATCTACTGTATTAGAGTCTTCTTTGTTAGCTATGGGATTATGTCTATTATATATTCTATAATTTGAATAACCTTCAGAAGAAAGTTTTTCTAAATCTTCATTTGTAAGATTAGGGAACTCTTTCTTTAATTCGTTTATTGGTATTGTTTTAATTTCGCCTATATAATATATATCGTCATAATATGGTGATTCAGTATATGAATGTACAATATTAGCAGGGTCTACATAATCAATTTTAATACCTTCAGAATTGTTGTATGTAGTTTTTACCGCAGCGGTTCCTAAAACAGCAAGATCATAATATAATTGCTTTTTAGTTAATTCATATCTATTCTTATTAAGAATAACATTTATAGCTTCTTCTTCTGCAATTTCGATGGCTTGTTTGTAATTAAGCTGCATATGTAACTGCAGTTCTTCTTCATTTTCCGGGAGCTCAGCTAAATTACTTTCTTGAAGGTTGATACCAAAATTAGCTTGCGCAAAATCATTAAGCTCTCTAGTTTGCATATCTCTTAGTATACTTTCCATATACTCAGTGCGTTTATCTACGCCAAATGGATCTTGCGAATATGCTTTAATATCATAGCTACGGTTAGCCATGCCATTTACTACAATATCTACAAACTTAGGTATAATTGGTACTGGTTTCCAATCAAGGTTAAGGTAAGACATGTCACCGTTAATAGATAACTCGTCTTTATATTTTTGAACAGATTGTTCGCCGCGGGCATATAAACGTAAATTATGATATGCATTTTGGTTTACATAAAACCTATTTGTGGCTGAATCTCTTTTAAACCATTCGTGTTCAATAGCACGCGCTATTTCAAGTCCGTATTCTGGGCTTGCTTTTTCTACATCGCTAACTGTTTGGCTAGGAAAATAACTTTTTACAACTGACTCAGCCATAATTTTTTATTATTTTTGATTGTGAACCATCGTTTTTGTATCTAGCGATGTTCAAATTAAGCTTTAATTTTGTTTTTTCTTGATTAGGCGCATATAAATTTTTATTGCAAGCCATAATAGCTAAACCTGAGCTAATAGCGGCGTCAAACTTTGTACGTTTATTTATATCAAATTTTGCCCAATCATTTAGTGTATTATTAAAATACATATTACCATATTCATTGTTTTCTAATACACCAACATATTTTTCTATATATGATTCAATAGCGGCAGCGTGTGCTTGCCGTACATCTTCAGAAGAGTTAGGGATTCCACCAATTTCTTTTTCCGTAACAGATAATTTATTTCTTGCTCTGTCGGGTCTATTCATTGAAAATCCACGATAGCCTCTTCTTCTTAAATAATATAATAGTCTAGGTTTGTTATTTTCCGCAAGCAATGGCATCCCATAAAAGGCTAATGCCATAAGCACATCTTCAAAAAACATTTCTGCTGTTTGAGGACGCGCTACATATTCTAAAAAAAACATATTTGCCGGCGCATCTTCCATGCTAAACTTTGTTAGCCCGTGCAATGCACCCTTAGATCCCTGGCCGTCTGTAGTACCTGATATATCGTAACTATCACAGCCAAACGCGCCTATATGTTCATTTCCGGGGTATTTCACTCCGTTCTTTACTATCACGCGATTTTGCAGTTTTGCAGGCGGCACCCAGCTTACTTTAAATCTACCATTAGGATTAGGACTAAAAATAACTTTACTATCTTTAATACCGTTTTCCCATTGAAAACTACCGGTTGTAATACCGGCTAAAGACTCTATATCATCATTATAATCAATTTGCTCATATATGCGAGCTAAATTAAATATACTATTTTTTGTTTCGTCGCGGAATGCGTGTTCTTCCGTTCTTGGAAACTGGCGGTAATATTCGTTTAAGCCGTCCTGGTCGCCTTTTAGTCCGTCAACCTCATTATCCCAATGCTCTATGACCCCAACGTCTATAATGTCGCCGTATGGCCCCTCAGTTGGTTCTTTCGGCGTATCGAATACAGGGTGTCCATAAGAATCAATGAATCCTTCGTAATTCCATTCCATAGGTATGAACAAGCTATATAATCCGCTGCGAGTCTGTCCATTGCGGTTTCTTTTTGTAACATCTGAGTCATTATATAGTTTTTTAAAGTTTTCACCGCCTTTATCTAATGCGTTTGATGTTGATCCCATCATACACTTACCGATAACTCTGCTACCTAGCCTGAGTGTAGTTTTAGTAACCCTCCAGTTATTTAATATGTTATCAGGTCTTTCCCACTTACCGCTTTCGTCGTGTACTAATAGTTTTAGTTTTTCACCGTCGTAGCTGTTATCGCCTGTGTTTTTCCAGTCAATAGTTGTATCAAGACCTTCAAGTTCTTCGCGCTGTTGCCCTGATTGTATTGACTTTCTTGTTAATTTAGACGCGGGCACTCTATATGCTAATTCTGTTTTAGGCCGATCCATACCATCTTGTATAGGCTTAAAAAAGAACGGGTAGTTTATTGATATTGGTACAACCTTATCTGTGAACATTTTCTTTGCATCGGAGCCAGATTTGGACAATATCCCGAAGCGTGCATCACTAGAAATGGTCGCCCAGTTAACGGTTTCAGCCGATGCCATGAAAGAAAAACCCGAGCGTCGATTTTTGAGATAGCACATTCCATAAGATCTAGAGTCGGCCTTGCAGGCTTCCCAAAATATGAAAAAGAGTC